CTGGAGGGTTACAAAAACCTGTCTTAGACTCGGAGCAAAAATAGTAGGTAAGTGCATGATGGGTTCGACATCCAACGCACTAGATAAGGGGGGTGAAAATTTTAAAAAATTATATTATGACTCAAACGTCACAAAGCGAAATCGCAATGGGCAGACTGCAAGTGGATTATATTCTCTGTTCATTCCTATGGAATGGAATTACGAAGGATTTATCGACAAATATGGAATACCTGTCTTCGATACACCAGAAAAGCCTGTTGAAGGAATCGATGGAGAGCCTATCGGATATGGAGTTATCGAACATTGGGAGAATGAAGAAGACGGGCTTAAGAGTAATAATGACGGATTAAATGAATTTTACAGACAATTTCCAAGAACAGAAAAGCACGCTTTTAGAGATGAAATTGCTAAATCATTATTTAATTTAAACAAGATATACGAACAGGTCGATCACAACGAGGAGATGACACTCAATGGTTATGTTTCAAGAGGATCATTTCAATGGAAAAATGGTGTTAAAGATACAGTAGTAGAATGGCACCCTAACCCAAGTGGTAGATTTAAAGTGTCTTGGATACCGCCGGTTGAATACCAAAATAATATTGTTATAAAAAACGGGATAAAGTATCCTGGCAATAAAGATAACGGAGCGTTTGGTTGTGATAGCTATGATATTAGTGGTACTACAGATGGTGGTGGATCTAATGGAGCACTACACGGGTTGACTACTTTTAATATGATTGCAGATTTTCCATCTAGTCAATTTTTTTTAGAATATGTAGCAAGACCACAAACCGCTGAAATATTTTTTGAGGATGTATTAATGGCATTAGTTTTTTATGGAATGCCAATACTTGCGGAAAACAATAAACCTAGATTATTATATCATATTAAACGAAGAGGTTATAGAGGTTATTCTATGAATAGACCTGACAAATCTCGAAACAAATTATCTGTAACTGAAAAAGAACTAGGTGGAATACCTAACTCTTCTGAAGATATAAGACAAGCTCATGCAGCAGCGATTGAAAGTTATATAGAAGATCATGTAGGACTTAAAGAAAACGGTGATTATGGAAACATGTATTTCAATAGAACGCTGGAAGATTGGGCAAAGTTTGATATTAATAAAAGAACAAAGTTTGATGCATCAATAAGTTCTGGCTTAGCTGTCATGGCTTGCCAAAGACACTTGTATGCGTCGAAAACTAAAAGAGAAACAAAGCAAATAAACTTTGGGTTTTCAAGATATAATAATAAAGGAACGAATAGTAAAATAATAAATTAAAAATGGCAGAAGCTAAAGTAACTACTCAATTTCCCAGCCAAACCGTAGATGATGCTACAAAATCTAGCGATCAATATGGAATGGAAGTGGCGAGGGGTATTCTCAGCGAATGGTTTAAAAGAAATTCAGGCTCAGGCAGATTCTTACAAAACCAAAGAGAATATCATAAATTAAGATTATACGCAAGGGGCGAGCAGTCTGTGGAAAAATATAAAGATGAGTTTTCTATAAATGGAGACTTATCCTATTTAAATTTGGACTGGAAGCCAGTGCCTATTATCCCTAAGTTCGTTGATATTGTCGTTAACGGTATGCAGGATAGGCTGTTCACGGTAAAAGCTTTTGCTCAGGACCCTACGTCGGTTAAAGAAAGAACTAAGTATATTGAAAATATACAAAAGGACATATTAGCTAAAGACCTTATTGACCAAATTCAAGAAAAGATTGGCATCAATATAAAAAGCAATAAAGAGCCAGATGCTCCAGAGTCCACTGAGGAGCTTGAGTTATACATGCAAATAGGTTACAAGCAATCAATTGAGATTGCTCAAGAGCAAGCTATTAATAATGTGTTTAATCGCAATAACTATCCAGAGGTAAAAAAGAGGCTAGATTACGATCAAGCTGTGATAGGCATCATGGCAGGTAAACATGGATTTAACAATACCGACGGCATAACCCTAGAGTATGTTGACCCAGCCAATTTAGTGTATTCGCATACAGAAGATCCTAATTTTGATGACGTATATTATTTTGGAGAAGTTAAGCAAATAAAATCAAACGAGCTTAAAAAGAGATTTCCACATTTAAGTAATGAAGAGTTTGAAGATTATGTTAAGCATTCTTCTGATTTTAACAACTACGATTATGTAAATGATCATAACCCAGAAAAAGATTCAAATACATTAACTGTATTATATTTTAACTGGAAAACGTGGGAGCAGGAAGTTCATAAAATAAAAGAAACTTCTACTGGAGCTAAAAAAGCTATTAAGAAAACAGACAAATTTAACCCGCCTTCTGATCAAAGATCTAGGTTTGAGAAAACAGCACAAGCAAGAGAAACTATATATGAGGGTGTTTTGGTGTTGGGAGCTAATAAACTACTAAAGTGGGAGAAGGCTCAGAATATGGTACGTCCAGAGTCAAATGCTAACAAAGTAATGATGAATTACGTTGTCAGTGCTCCTAGAATGTATAAAGGCAGAATTGAAAGCTTAGTCTCAAGAATGGTTACTTACGCTGATCTTATTCAGCTTACACATTTAAAATTACAACAGGTAATACAAAGAATGACACCATCTGGTGTTTATCTTGATGCGGATGGCTTAGCTGAAATTGATTTAGGTAATGGTACAAGCTACAACCCGCAGGAAGCGTTAAATTTATATTTCCAAACAGGATCAATCATTGGTAGATCAATGACTGTAGACGGCGATATGAATCCTGGCAAAGTGCCAATCCAAGAGTTACCTGGAGGTGGCGGTCAACAATCAACGTTGCTTATCCAAGCGTATAATTACTACTTGAACATGATACGCGACGTTACAGGATTAAACGAAGCAAGAGACGGTTCTGATCCTGATCCTAATGCTTTAGTGGGCGTTCAAAAACTAGCAGCGGCTAATTCTAATACGGCTACACGACACATATTACATAGTTCTTTATATGTTACTTCGCAATTTGCGGAGGCTATATCAATAAGAATAAAAGATGTATTAGAATATCACCCGCAGAAAGAAGCTTTAATATCAAGTATTGGAAGATTTAGTGTAGGGGCTTTACAAGAGCTGTCTAAATTACATCACCATGACTTTGGTATATTTTTAGAGCTAGACCCTGATGCCGACGAAAAACAATTAGTTGAGCAGAATATCCAAATAGCATTATCTAAAGATCAAATATTTTTAGAGGACGCTATAGATATTAGGCAGATTAAAAATATAAAATTAGCTAATCAGCTTCTTAAGTATAGAAGAAATAAGAAACAAGCTAAAGACCAGGAGAGAGCAGAAAAAAATATAGCTGCACAATCAGAAGCAAACGGAAAAGCAGCACAAGTAGCTGAAATGGCTAAGGCGCAAGCTGAACAAGTTAAGGTTCAAGCTAAATCGCAACTAGCGGAAGCGCAAGTTGGTTATGATATTAAAAAGCTAGAAGTTGAAGCTGCTACAAAAAAGGAGCTTATGCAGTTTGAATTTGATTTAAATATGAAACTGAAAGCTATGGAACTAGACGCTAAAAAAGATATGGTTGGTAGCAAGATTACAGAAAAAGACTTATCAAAACCACCATCAAACCCAGAACCAAAAAAAGGATTTGAATCTAGTGGTAATGATGTTTTAGGTGGAATCGATCTAAGTAGATTTGATCCAAGATAATTTTTAAACTATTATATATTATTAAATTATGAGTGAATGGAAAATTAAAGGTGTTGTTGAAGATACAGAACAAAAAACAGCACAACAAGAAGAGCAAGCTGTCCTTGACAAAGCTGTTGAGGATGGCACTATAGAACCTGAAGCCGCGGGGCAAGAGGTTGATGAAACACCTAAAATAAATCTAAACGACTTAAAAGAACCTAATGAAGAGGTTCCTGAAGCAGAAGTTGAAGAAGATTTAGCTGAAGTTACTGATGATAGTCCTTTAGAACTAGTTGAAGAAAATGAAACGGATATTAGTGACACAACAGGAGTGGCATCAAGCGATGAAGCTCCCGCTGCCACACAGGAACAAGAAGAAGTACAGCCGCAAGCACAAACACAAGAACTTCCAGAAAATGTAGAAAAACTGGTTAAGTTCATGGAAGAAACCGGCGGAAGTGTTGAAGATTACATTAATTTAAACAGAGACCTTGAAAATGTTAAGGAGGGTGATTTGCTTAGAGAATATTACAAGCAATCAAAACCTTGGGATAGTCAAGAGATTGAAGAATACCTAGAGGATAATTTCTCATATGATGAAGAAATAGATGAGCCTAGAGAAGTACGCGCTAAAAAAAGAGCGTTTAAAGAAGAACTATTTAATGCTAAAAGATTCTTAGAGGGCAATAAAGATAAGTACTACGCGGATCTCAAGTTGAGAAAGCAGCAAGAAGTACCTACTGAGTACCAAGAAGCTTACGAGTATTATAGCGAATACAAAAAGAGCGTTGATGTAAACCAAAAATTAACACAATCTTTTTTAGAAAAAACAGATAAAGTATTTAATTCAGACTTTAAAGGTTTTGATTTCCAGGTTGGAGACAATAAATACCGTTATAAAGTAGGAAACGTTGCTCAAACAAAACAGCAACAATCGGATATTAAAAACTTTATTGAAGGTTTTCTAGACAGCAACGGGGAAGTAGCTGATGCAGCTGCATACCATAAAGCATTGTTTACTGCTAGTAACGCAGACAAACTTGCTGAGCATTTTTATGAGCAAGGCCGTGCCGATGCCATACGCCAATCTGCAAGAGAGGCAAAAAATATCAATATGGACCCACGCAAAGAAGGTGTTATTAAAACACAATCAGGTAAAAAATACAAGGTTGTGTCTGGTGATTCAAGTTCGAAATTAAAAATTAAACTAAAACGATAAAAAACTTAAACTATGAGTTTAGCAGGAATCGACAATTTAACTCCATCATCTAGCAAAGGAGTTTTATTTCAAAACAATTACATTACAGACTTTGATTTTACAAAGCAATTTTTACCAGACGTATACGAAAAAGAAGCTGAGATTTACGGAAATCGTTCTATCTCTTCTTTCTTACGTATGGTATCAGCTGAGATGCCGTCTACATCTGACGAAATCCGTTGGGTAGAGCAAGGGCGCTTACACACTCGTTACGAAAACGTAGCTTTAACTGGAAACGTATTTACCGTAACTTTTGATGCTAATCCTGACGGTACCGCTGTACCTGCTGGTGCTGAGCCTGCATTACGTGTAGGACAAACAGTTATGATTCAGGGAGTTACAGCTGCAAAAGCACCTGTAGGACCTGTATTAAAAGGTGTTGTAACCGTTGCTGGAGCTAACGCTTCTGCTACTACTGGTACATTTACCGCGGTATGTTACACAGCTGCAAACTGGAGTGGATTAACTTCTACAAACGGAGTAACTGTGTTAGCTTACGGATCTGAATTTGCTAAAGGAAGCGAAGGAATGATCGGATCTATTGATGCTGATTACAGCTCTTACACAAACAAGCCAATCATCTTAAAAGACAACTACGCTATCAGCGGTTCTGACACAGCTCAAATCGGATGGCTGGGTACTTATGGTACTTAAAGTCTGAGCACGAAACTCGTCAGCGTTTCGAAGATTACTTAGAGATGTCTATGGTAGAATCTGTGAAGAAAGGCGCTGCATCTACACTAGGAGCTGGATACTCTGGTTCTGAAGGTTTATTTGCTGCACTAGAAAACCGTGGAAATGTATACACTGATCTTTCTGGAGATCTTGCTACTGACATGGCTGGATTCGACAGCATCTTAAAAGGATTAGACAAAAACGGAGCGATTGAAGAAAACATGATCTACGGAAACCGTGCGATCTCTTTAGCAATCGATGACGCTTTAGCTGCTAAAAATTCTTACGGAACTGGTGGTACTTCTTACGGAG